TCATTTTTTGTTCTTCATCGCAATGATGTTCTCAAGGGTTTTGCCACCGAAATACGCCGACATGATCAGCATGCCCCACTGGCCCAGCAGGTTGACATAGGATTCTTTGGCGTCATAGCCAAAGGCACTCATCAGTGCAAACAGGAAATACCCGACAAAGATGGCCACCAGCGACAGTGGCCGGATGTTCTTGTTCAGCCAACTGTCTGTAGCGTTGTCAGACTTCCAGCGGTCTGTGACATTGTTCTGTTCCGTCTTGTAGATTTCAGTGTCGTTGACCATCTTGGCCAACTCACCGTCTTGCGCCATCTTGGCCAGATCAAGCTGGGCCTTGGCCTTGGCCTCTGGGTCTGGAATGAGTTTGTCGATCAGCTTGCCGCCAACTTCAAGTAACGCTGTAAGGGGAAACATATTTAATCTTTCAAAAGCTGCACTTGCCAGCACATTGGTCAATTATTTCAAACGAAAAATAGGCGATAACACCGATCAATGCAAAAAACACTGTGCCTAAAAGAACGATCTCAATAAAATCGTCCATTTCTTTTTTGCGCCTTGCCGCAGCCTCGCGCTCCCGCCGTGCATCATGCGCCGCCTCTTTGTCCATGCTGGCCGCACGGGCCACGATCTTGGCCCAGACATCCATCTTGTTGCTCTGGAAAAAGAGCATCTTGACCTCTTCCTCAAACGCCCTGGCCTGCTCAATCGCAAGCTCAAGCTCAATGGCCTTGCCCATCGCAGAGCCTTTAAAGCCCTTGGTCTTGGATTCAGCAACAACTTTGACAGCGTCTGCCTTGGCTGAGAAGAACTGGCCAAGTACAGGGCCAAGACTTTCAACATCCTGCACGGTCTTTGCAGCAGTCTTGACCAGCTTGACGGCAGTGCTGATCGCCGCTAGGGCTGTGAACGGATCGATCATTTCTTCTCCCGCCACTTCAAGCACCACACCAACAGCCGGTCAGGTGTCCATGTCCATTTGATGCACTCAAAGACAGGCGACTGCGCTGCCGGTGGTGGTGGCGGCAGCGCTTCCATCTCAGCGCCCCTTGAAGTGATCCCAGAAGGCCGCAGTTGCCGCAAACAGACCACCCAGCCACAGCAATGGCTTGGCCAGCTTGCTAAGCGTCTCCAGCACCTTAAATGCACCTTGGGCGGCAGCGAATGCCGCCGTCACATCCTTGGTGTTCTCGGTCAGGGCATCCACCTTCACCTCGACAGCGACAAGCCTGTCGTAGATTTCTCGGTGGGTGATGTCTTCGGTCATGCCGCCGCTGCTCGCATTGATGTCAAGTCTTCTGTAGTCCAGAAGTCCTTTGCCAGCATGATGACCAAATGCTCTTTGTTGCGGGACAGGCAGTCTGCCCAATCAGCATCGTCCATGCCTTCTGGCTTGCCAGCATTGATGAGGGCCACGCTGTCCATAGCGGCAGAGTAGTGCTTGGCGATTTGTTCTGCGGTTGGAGTTTGGGATTCAATAGTCATGATTTTCCTTTTAAGGGTGGGTTAATTTGTAAGCGTCAAATTCTGCTTTGAGTTCTTGAATGGCTTTGACAAGAATCGCAGTCATGTTCTGGTCAATGTATTTAAGATTTTCAGAATCTGCTGAATCAACTACAACAGAATCTAAACCTTCAAGTGCCAAAATATCTTGCGCTAAAAATCCATATCTCACATCGCCAATTGGTGTAGCGTCAGTACGAGATGTTCTGAATTTGAACGAGACTGGATTAAGTTGGTTAACAAAACTCAATCCATGTGGTACAGGCGCTATTTCTGTTTTATCTCTAGCATCTGAAGTGACAGTCCAAGCCACTCTAATGTAAGCATTTGTAACTGAAGAATTGCCAATAGCAACACGATTACTCTGAGTGGTAATATCAATAACACCACCATCAGCGCCTCCGTTGTATCCAATACCAGTATTATTACTGCCAGTAGTTACACTACTTAATGCCGCATAACCTAAAGCAGTATTTGTACCGCCTGTGGTGTTGGCGGTCAAAGACAAACGACCCAAAGCGGCATTTAATTGCCCTGTGGTAGTGGACTGCATTGAGTTTCCACCAACCGCAGTGTTGTATGCGTCAGCGCTTTGAGCGTAAAGGGCTTGCGACCCAATGGCTACATTTAGTTGGCCTGTGGTGTTTGAGTAAAGTGCTTGATAACCAATTGCAATGTTGGCTCCTGCCGTTGTTGTTGAATAAGCAGCCTGATAACCTACAGCGGTGTTGTTGCTGGCGGTGGTGTTGGAGTAAAGGGCTTCTGCACCAAGCGATACATTTGAACCACCAGTGCTATTTGTAAAACCTGCGCTTGAACCTACAAAAGTGTTGTTGCCAGCGGTTGTACTTTTACCAGCATTCGCTCCAAACGCAGAGTTTGCGTTGTTTCCAATTAATGTCAATAACGCATTTGAACCAAAAGCAGTGTTTAATGCGCCATCCGTAATTGCTTTACCAGCAAAATAGCCACTAGCGGAATTGTTAGCCCCAGTTGTCACTGCCGCCAAAGCACTTGCACCCACCGCCGTGTTGGTAGCCACAGCACCCGCGCCACGGCCTACTGTGAGTCCTTGGACAGTCGTTGCCGTGCCGGTGACAGTCAATGTCCCAGCCACAGCCAGTGTCTTACCCGCGCCGACATTCAAGCCAACAGATGTGCCTGTACCGGCTGCCGCAAAGATGGCATCTACCGAGTCTAGGTCGGTGTTGATCTTAGTTCCCCAGGTGTCTGTTGAGGCTCCGACCTCTGGCTTTGTCAGCAGTAGGTTGGTGGTGGTGGTATCTGCCATGCGTTACTCCTAAATAGGTGTCCAAGTCTCTGAATTATCAACGATTGCAGTCCAACTTTCTGCACTGTCGCTGATCGGTGTGTAAGTTTCTGCGCTGTCGGGTATCGCACCCCAGCCAAAGCCAAAGATGATGCCGACAGACCCTGTGGCGCTGTTGCCTGTCAATGCAATTGTGATGGCATTACTGACACTGCCAACTGATCCCGTTGCGCCATTACCCGTGATTGCTTGGAAAGTGATGACCTCGCTCGGCATCGTCTCCACAGCACCCGTGGCGCTGTTGCCTGTGACAGCCTTCGTGCTGGTGACACTGACAGAGCCGACAGAGCCTGTGGCCGTGTTGCCGGTGGCAGCAAATACAAGACTCGGGCTAACGCTGTCAACTGCCAAAGTCGCCGCATTGCCGGTGACTGCATTTGTCGAGGATACCGATACAGAGCCAACAGCGCCCGTGGCCGCATTACCCGTGATGGCAATGGATACAGTCAGACCGACTGTGCCGACATTGCCTGTGGCAATCGTCCCGTCCTCTTGGACAGACCTATCGGCCAGCAAGTTACCAGCAGCACCAGTCGCCTGGTTGCCGCTGATGACAACATTGCCTATGCCATAAGCACCAAGGCCGTAGTAGCCCGACCCATAAGCAGCCATGCCGCTGCCCCTTGGTTAAGCCAGCCGAATCAGGCCGGTGCTGGCATCGTTGACGGGCATGGTCAGTGTGAATGTCCCTGCGGTCACTGTCTGTGAGCCAAAGGTGTGGACGCTGACCGCCTTGTTTGACTGAGTGCTGTTGTAAATCAGGACAGCATCAAACGCTGTGGACAGCGTGACAGCAGAGTAACTGATGCTGGCGCTGGGGGTCACAAAGGCTGTCGTGCCGCTGGTGCTTGGCGCAGTGCCAAAGGTCACTGTGACGCCGCCGGCAGTGTAGCCAGTGCCTGTCACCTCGTTGGTGGAACTGTAGGCCGTGGTGGCCGCATTGACAGTGGCCGAGGCCAAGTACAGCGCAGCCTTAAAGGTGTCGGCAGTCGTTGCTGCACGAATGACGCCAGTGCCAAAGTTGTGATGACCGACAAGCAGTTCACCTTTGAAACTTGTACACATTGCCTGGGTATTTGCCATGATCTATTTCCTTAAATTTGTTCAGTAATGCCATCAGCAAAAACACCGCGCTTCAGCGCCATGTGGACAGATCGATGCACCAACTCGCCATCAAGCCAGTACTCAACCCAAGTCGTTGTCTCGGTATCGTTATCCAATAACCCCTCACGCTTTTCCAGCAGTGATTCGTCCATCTCGCCTTTGGTGGTGGTAATCATATTCATCCAAAAGTCTTTGCACGGGTAAGCAATGCACCGCCTGATGTCGCACCTCGGTCATCAGCGACTTGCAGGTCATTCAAGGCTCGCTCGTACAGCGTTGCCCACACCTGAATTCTCTCATCATCTTTGAGATATGGCGCAGCCTGTAGCAGACTTCCGTACAAATATGCGTCTGGGCTGGACTCCAAAATAAAGTTGGTGGCCACAGAGGTTGACAACTTTGACAACTTTGCGTAGTAAGTCAACTCTGTTGCATAGTTGGAGTCTGGTGTTGGCACAAGTCTGAATTGTTGGCCGACCACGCCAAAGAACTTGGGCCTGCCGCTGGCTGTGAATTTTGTAGCCTCTGCATCCAGCGCATCTATAGTCATGAACGACAGCGGGCTAACTGGATTAGTGCCACTCAATTTGAAAGACTTGACTTCCAAAAAGTCATTGGGCGTTGCGCCGTACTCGGCATTGAATGAGGCATTGGCGCGAACAATCATCTGTCTGGTGCGCAGCGTGCGCTCCATCTGCGCCTCGGCCAGAGAGATGAAGTCAGGGATAGCCGCCGTCAGGTCTGACCGATTGAGCCAGTCTGCAATGGATGCCTTCAATTCGGTGTAGGTTGTCAGAGCCATCAGACTGCCTTTATTTCTTTCATCACCCAGGTGTGGTCATGCTTGAATTCAAAAGTCCCGATGTGGCCAATCTCTTTACTCACATC